GTTAAATGTACGTCTCTACGTACATGTTCTGCCTTAGTATCACTATTAGGGTTTTGTATATCTGCCAACGCTTCGGCGTCAGAATTATACTCTTTATTTGTTAAGGTATTAGTTAAAGTTATTTCGCATTTGGGTGTAATAACTGGTACTTCTTTACCATCAATTATTTCATGTCTTATTGATGCTTCTGTTTCTATAAATGACATTATGAATCCTCTCTGTTTATTTCTAATATAGATGCAACTACAAACAATCTATTTGCGTCGGCCGCAGTTATTTGTATTACTTCATTTTCTAACATAATTAAGGGTTCAGTCAATAGTTGATCTGATGCATTAGCAGCTACAGCTTTAGTTTTAAACAAAGTAAATTTAGCAGCACTTGCTGCCGGATCACCATTAAACAAATCTACAGTAACAGTAGTAGCACTACCACTATCACTACTAACTAATATTGATTTTAAAATAGCTCTAGAATTACCAGGCACTACATACAAAGTTGTAGCATTATTAGTTGTTAAATCTAGTTTTGAATTTTTATATATATTTGCCATTAATTAATAAACCAAGTAAACCTTTCTTGTTGTTCTCTCATATCTTTTAAAAATGTAGAATTTAGCTGTGTAATTATAGAAGTTATAGTTCTATTTATTTGTCTTTGATTATCTTCAGAATACTCTCTTCTAGGTTCCGGTAATCTTACTACAATTTTTGCCATTATCTTCTTCCATCTGGTTGTAAATCAACTTGGAATGTACCAAATCTCCATGATTGTCCTGATCCTGTATTAGCTATTTTTAAATTTGCATATCTTCCTCTAGCTCTAGTATCAATTTTTGTAGTAGTTGAGTTAATAGTAAAAGGACTTAGTTGAGTTGCAGTATTTGGATCTGCTGGATAATCTGCTACTGCAATAGTAACTTTTGCATCTCCTGTTAAAACTTTAAAATTAGGTAAAAATCTTCTCATAGCTAAAAATACTTCTGAAGAATCTGGTTGTAAAGAAAAATCATAGGACTCTACAAAAGAAGTTAAAGTAGTAGTAGTTCCATCTGGATTAATTTGATCTGTACCTACTTCGTGTTCAAAAAATAAAGTTTGACCTAAACCATTTTGACCAATAACTTCAGGAAAAGTACCATCATTTCCAGAAATATAAGCTGTAGCATAAGGTCTTGGATAAATTAAAGAATCAATCCAAGCTGTTCTAATAGAATTAGTATTTACTCCTGTATACCAATTACCCATTGGCGTAGGTTGGTTTGTTTGACCATAGTTATAAGTCACATACCTATCATTAAAATCAGAACCCGAACTTGGATACCACCAAGTAACTTCTGTAAATAGATTATTGATTCCCGCACAAATTTGCTGACCTTTAGTTGTATCAATATCGTCGTACACGTAATCTTCTACTGAACATGGTAGTGAGTTTACGGTACCATCAAAGGCAAAGAAACCATTATTAGACATCCAATAAGCCACACCATCAATTTCAATAGCTGCATTTTTACCGATCAACCCACAGTTAGTTCCAACTTGCTCAAAACCAAAAGTAAATGGAGCTCCAACAAATTTCATTGTATATAAAGAGTTATCCGTCCATATTAAAATATTTTCTTTTGCAACCATTGCTCCCATAATTTTTGTACCATCTTGAATTCTTTGAGAACCGGCAGTGTTAGTTGCAAGAGGAGTGTATATATTAATGTTTTCATCTTGTGAAAATCTAATAAACATATCATCTTGTGTACTAGGATCACCAATAGTTACTTCTGTTCCAAAATGAATTAAGTGACGTGTTGTAGGTGATATTAAAGTTTCTCTAGTAGCAGTTGGGTTACCTACTCCTGTTCCTATGGCAGTTGGAAATCCTGTTGTTGTTGTAGATGCTCTTGTTGCTAGTCTTGCTGTAATACCTGCGTTCCAAGTAAAAGTTTTACCATTGAGAATAGTTGCAACTAATACTTGACCAAAATTATTTAAGGACCAAAGCCCTGGTTCTAAAGTCACGGTCGACGCTTCGACGGCACTTCCAAAACCTGTAAAATCCGTTGCATTTGTAACCACTGCTCCCGAGCTATGAGCTGCTTGTGTAGTACCTAAAGCTCCACGACCGGCTCCAGTAAAAGTGTTTGTACCTTTACCAGTGTAGGTAATTAATTCTGTACCAATAGCTAGTGTACCTGTTGTTGGAAATCCTGTGTTAGATGCTACTGGAATAGTAGCTACACTATTATTTATACCACTACTTAAAGTATTTTGTATTGCATCTGGTACAGTTCCACCATACTCACCAGTACCAAAACCATAACCATAAGATTGTTCTGCAGGACCTATTCTTTCATAAGGAATAACACTACACGCTCCGCCACCCGCGGCTCCTGTTGTAGTTTGTGTGCCTGTTACAATTGCAATTAAAGAAGATGTAACTCTAGTCACTTGAAATAATTTATCTTCAAAAGCAGCATTAGTTAAACCAATATTACTTGGTACAGTTACATTATCTAATAAAACAATATCACCTGATATTAAACCATGATTACTTGAAAAAGTTAATGAAACTTCTTTAGTTCCATCTTGAGCAGACATTGCAACACTGGTAAGTGTTGGTTTTATAGGAGTTATATCAAATAACTGTCCTTCAAAATATACAAGTAAAAATTTATCTGTTCCAATAGCTGTGTATCTATTACCTTCTAAATCAACAAATGAATGTAATTTTCTAGAAACTCCTACTATACTTTGGTTTAATAATGATTGCCAACCTCCTAATTTTTCTGGAAGTCCATATCTAAATCTTACGTTATCTGAATCTATCCAACGACCTTCAGCACCAACACTAGTGTCTTGTTTGTCAATTCCAGGTGCAAATTTAATTTTTGTAAGAGCCATGTTTTAGCTCCCTATGCCGTGTTCGTTTTAAACGCCCAGCCTCTTGTTGAATCTACGTAAACTAAAGTTATAGCTTGACCATTAGTACTCAATGATAAATTATTTGTTCCAGAGTTAATAGGTTGATTATTTCTATTGACTGCTACAGCATTATTTGCAAAAGTTCCTCTTGCATCAATAATAACTACCTCATCACCTGTTGCAGGAGAAGCAGGTAAAGTAACTGTTACTGTAGTTTGTGTAGTATCTACTAAAAGTTGATCTCCAGCAACTGCAGTATACGTAGTAATAACGGAAGATGTAATTGTAAAATAAGATTTTTGAGTAATAGCTTTAGATGTATTAGTTCCATCCGATTTAAGAAGTAGAGTAGCTCCTACTGGAACTGCAACTGGAGTAGATGAACTTGTAGTTTTAACACTTAAAGTAAATTTACTATTTGTTCTATTAGTTCCATCTTCAACAACAAAAATTCTTTCAGCACCATTAGGCATAATCAAAGTTTGATTACGTGCTAAATTACCTATTAATTTAAAATATAAATTTTTACCATTTGATATAGCACCATCTGTTAATGCTAAAGTAATGTCTGCATTAGCTGCCATTGAAAGTTCTATGTATCCTGAAGCCGCTTGTTGTAAAATTTGTAAATTGGTATTAGTAATATTTCCCCATAAACCAGCTTTTTCACCAGTTGAGATTATTTCTAATTTTAAATCGTTTGAAAAACTTGATGCCATATTAGTACGGTTCTATTGGTGTCCATGTCATGTTTGCTCCTGGAACAATATTATTCCAAGTGATAACTCCTGGTTGTCCAGATCCCATTACTAATTGAGATCCATTTGGAGTTACTAACGCTGTTCCAGTTACTGTAACATTTCCTGTTGAAAGTGTCAATGCATTACCTGTAACAGAAGTATTAGCATCTGCTTTAACTACTACTGTTCCTACATTTAATACAGTTGCATTACCTGTAACTGAAAAATTAGCATCTGCGGTAAGTGTAACTGTTCCTAAACCAAGTGTAACTTGGTTACCTGAAACATTTTCTACAATTGAACTTGCTGCAACTCCTGCGTTACCGACACTAATTTGTAATTGATTTCCTACAACTTGAATAATAACGTTGTTGTCATCATCAACTGTTGAAAATGGTCGTTCGGCAAATGAAGCAAATCCGAAAAGCATAGGTTAACTCTCCTAGCTTGCTGTGTATGCTTTACCAGCAGTAATAGCTGTATTAGATGCAGCCATACTTTCATTAGTCCAAAAATCTTTAGCAACCATGATCTCTAAATGTTCAACATTTCTGTCAACACAATCTTGTCTATCAGCTGCTTCGTCGTCTGCCATTTCTGTACCAGCAATAATACCATTAATTAATGAAACACTATGGCCCATAGCTGTATAATCTTGAGCAATATCTTCTGCTGTTTTTACGTCTTCACTCATATTTATCTCCTATTTAGTTGCACATGCAACGGGTTTAATTTTATCAAGTTTCTTGTAAGAATCAAGAATTAACTTGGGTTCTACCATATTATTACGAGGATCTCCATCATTATATTTGGATTCATTCCACTCATTTTCCATATGAAATTGTAAGTTTTTATTGTGTGAATAGCCAAATTGTGTCCAACGTGTGCTACCCCAAACAACAACACCATAAGCTTTAGCTGAGGGTGAAAAGTGTTGTAGGCAACTATCTATAGCCACAAATCCTTCAGATCCTTTTAACATTTCATGTAACTGGGTCCAGTGTAAATCACATCTAATAGTATCATTATAATGCGGCTCATTGGGTAAAACACAGTTGATAATAGTAGTATCTTTATACTCTTCTCTTAACATATTAACTACTTGTTGAGCAAGGTAGGGTTGATAGTTTCTATTTGGATTAATATTTGTGTATTGGTTACTGGCATTAAAACCCATTTGAGG